CCTCTCTTTAAGTGTGTTGATAAAATTAACTACGTCCCTTTGACCTGCTTTAAAATAAATAGTTTTAGTATCATCTTTTAAATCAGGTGATTTTTCAGGGTAAACTTTGTTTAATAACTCTATAAAGTCATTAACATTTTCAGGCAGAACTAAATCTTCCATTACGTTTTTCATCTAAAAGTGTAAGGTTAGTCCCAAAGATTACCTGTGACAGTACCTTTGTTGTATTCTGTAGCTCTATTCTCAAAGAAATTAGCATGTTCTACGCCATTTAATACCCAATCTAACCACGCTAATGGGTTCTCTTTGACACCATAATTAGGTTTTAAAGATAACTGAAGTAATCTTCTATCTGCTATATATCTAATATACTCTTTAACTTCTTCAGCTTTTAATCCTCTAATACCACCCATAGAAAATGCTAAGTCAATAAACTTATCTTCAAGGTCAACCATGTCTCTAGCTGTTTGATAGATACTTGCTTTAAATTTTTCTGTCCAAATATTTGGGTTTTCTTTTATGATTTGATGAAACAATTTAATCATGCTTTCAACATGGTGTGTCTCATCTCTAATAGACCAAGTTACGATTTGGCACATTCCTTTCATACGTCCATATCTTTGGAAGTTAAGAAGCATGACAAATGATGCAAACAACTGTAAGCCTTCACCAAATGCAGAGAAACAAGCTATCTCTCTAGCTAGTCCTTCAAGTCCTTTACCTTTAGATGTAAATAAATACTCATGCTTATCAGCCATTTCTTTGTATTCTTGAAACGCTTTGTATTCCTTATCAGGTAATCCAATAGTATCATTTAATAAAGAATAACTATGTGCATGGTTTGCTTCACTAGAAGCTATTGCAGATAACATCATTCTTATTTCAGGTGATTTAAACTGTGGAATATATTTATCTAAATAGGCTTGTGCTATATCAACATCTCCTTGTGTAAAGAATTTTAATATTTGTCCTATTAAATTTTTCTCTTCGGTACTTAATCTTTCATTCCAATCTCTAACATCTTCATGCAATGGCACTTCACTAGGTAGCCAGTGCATTTTCTGTTGCATATCGTATGATTGAAATGCCCATTCGTAATCAAAGGGTTTGTAGTATGCTCTCTTCTTAAATAAACTCATATTAATAACTCAATCCCTTCTATTATAATTATTATTAACAACTCCACTGCTAGGATTGTGTGATACACAGTCCATAACACAGATTGTTTTACTTTTCTTTTACGTCTCTTCTTTCGTGGTTTACTAAAACCATTAAAAATACTTTCATCTGTCATTTTTATAACCAAGCCCTTTCTTTCTATCTCCGTATAATTTTTGCCATGACCAAGATGTTAATGCTGTAGAGTAATGATAAATAATTTCTAATATATATTTTTTCATATTAGTGTTCCTACTATTACTCCTAATAGAAATCCTACCCATGCACCCACTAATCCTTCTCGGTAATACAAAGACAGTACGCTTAATTCTTTAATTAATTTTTTCATTATTCACACGCCAAGCAATCTGCTTCTGGTATGATTGTCCTTTCTACTTTTTTTGATACTAACTCTGCACGTTTGATTGCTTCACTTCTGCAATAGTACAAAGTTTTTATTTTTCTTTTCCAAGCTAACATGTGTATGTCATGTAACTCTTTAATGTTTACATCAGCAGGTACAAATACATTTACTGACTGACCTTGACACACATACTGTTGTCTGTCTGACGCATGTTCTATTATCCATTGCTGATTAATTTCTATAGATGTTTTAAATGTATCTTTTTCATAATCAGATAATTCATCTAAATGTAATACTGAACCTCTTTGTGCTACAATAGATTGCCACACTGCATCAGTGTTCATGCCTTTTTTCTCTAGCAACTTTTCTAAATATTTATTTTTAACTAGAAAAGAACCTGACATAGTTTTCTGTACATAAGCGTTAGCTCTGTATGGTTCTATTGATGGTGACGTAGTACCACAAATAATAGAAGAGGTAGCATTAGGTGCTATAGCTAGTAAGTGTGCATTACGTCTGCCTGTACCTTCCATGTCTGGTGCTTCACCTCTTTTAATTGCCAGTCTTTCACTTTCTTCCACAGCTTGTTCTTTTATTTTTCTAAATATTTTTAAGTTCATTGCTTTTGCTAATGCACTTTCAAAAGGTATACCTTTAGATTGTAAATATGCGTGGAAACCCATAGCTCCTAACCCAATACTTCTTTCACTAGCCGCACTAAACTTTGCTCTAAAGACACTCTCTGGTGCATTCTCTATAAAGTAAGACAAAGCGTTATCCAAAAACCTAACTAAATCTGGTACAAATAATGGGTCATTTCTCCACTCTTCATACTTTTCTAAATTAACTGAAGACAAACAACACACTGCTGTTCTGTTTTCATTCGTAGGTAATGTAATCTCTGTACATAAATTAGAATGATGAACTCTTAATCCTAGTTTCTTTTGTGTTTCAGGCAATGCGTCATTGATAGTATCTATAAATGAAACATAAGGCTCACCAGTAGCAACTCTTGTCTCCAATAATTTTTGCCACAACTCTCTAGCTGATACAGTCCGTACTACGTTCTTTGTATGAGGGTCAATTAAATTCCAACTGTCATCATAGGTAGGTTCAGCTATACATTTTTCTATCAACTGCATAAACTCATCAGATATATTTATTGCATGATGCAGGTTAAGACATTTTCTATGTATGTCTCCACCACTAGGCTTACGCATTTCTAAAAATTCTATTATCTCTGGGTGTGACATATCCATGTATGCCGCATAACTTCCACGCCTTGTTTTACCTTGTGAGAATGCAAGTATCTCACTATCTACAACGTGAAGAAAAGGGATTGAACCAGATGATTGTGAACCACCTGATGTATTAACACCATCACTTCTAACATGTCCCCAGTAACCACCGATACCACCACCAATAGATGCCAACCAAGCATTCTCTGTGTAGTGTCCTGTTAATCCTTCTCTACTATCACCTACATAGTTTAAGAAACAAGAGATAGGCATACCTCTGTTAGTACCACCATTAGATAAAATAGGTGTGGAGTACATAAACCAAAGTTTACTAGCGTAGTTATAAATTCTTTCTGCCATCTCATCATTATCTGAAAATGCTTTTGCCGCTCTCATAAATCCATCTTGAGGTGATGTTTCTTCTGGTAATAAATACCTATCTTTTAAAGTTGTCTTACCGAAGTCAGTAAGTAACTCGTCTCTTTCGTAATCAATCATTTTTTTGTGTCCGTAACTTTAGGTGTTCCTTCTTTTTCTATAATAAAATCAATGTATTGTTTTGCTTTCTTCAAGTCTTCCATACCGCCCTTACGTCTCCATCTTGAAATATATTTCACAACATTGCCTTCGCAGTATGTGAGACCATTGGCTATGATGTAATCAATAGGTTCTATTTTATTGTTAGCGTAGTGAGGTGGGTTTTTTATATTGTCCATAGTTTTACCTTCCCTGTTTTCTTATTGTATTCTCCATGTCTTAAAATGTGTGCGACCCTAGCTTGTTGTAGAGCTTCTTTTTGTGTGTAACCTTTTTCTTTGTAGATACCTTTGACTATCTTCCATAGGTCAGGCAGTGTGCAGTTTGTATATTTAAGAAGTAACTTCTCTGCTGTCTTAATTCCTACACCATCAATACCATCATAGCCATCTGTCTTGTCACCCATGATTGTCTGTATCATAAAGTTATAATTAGCTATCTTCTCTGGTATTTGTTCTACTGTCATACCATCTTGTGAAAGATTGCATGGTATTGTTCGCATGTCTTTATCAATACTAACTAATATTCTTTCTTCATCAGTAGGTTCAGTTGCCATAATACCCATGACATCATCTGCTTCTAGGTTAGCCCACATTACACCATTATGTTTTTCCATAATGTGTTCACGCATTGCATTTAAAACTATTGGTTTACGTTTTTCTTTTCTGTTTGATTTGTATGTAGGAAGAACATCTTTTCTAAAATTATTCTTATCTGTAAGTGCTACAACATAATCATCTGCTGATAACCCAGAACCTAAATCGTCTATCACTGCATCTAATTGTGCATTACAAGTAGGTAACTCTGCGTGTAATGTCCATAATCCATCACCCCAGTTGATAGGTTGTTCATTGTTAGTTGCTATCTGGTAAGCAAGTATGTCACCATCAATTACTAATACTTTTTTCTTTTTATACATTATTTAACTATCCTCTCCTGCATAGATTTGCTTAAATTTTTTGGTAAAAATATTTCGGCTAAAGGTATTAAGACAAACCTACTACGCCAACCATCACCACCATTTTTAAGTGTACCTATATATTTTTTTGCTAATCTTTTTACTGTTCTAGTATCAAATATTAATCTGCAATAATCTTTGTCACCTTCTGCTAATATGTGTACCCAATAGTCAGCTTTGGTTGCCATGATACCTGAAGGTTTACCATTGCATTCTACTTCTATTGCAATGTTACCTGTTTTAAACCACCAGTCTCTTTCAGTCTTAACTTCTATTTTGTTTTTATCTTTGTCTAATATAGATGCTAGTCTTTGTTCTCTTTCTTGACCATACTTTAGGTCAATATCGAATTTGTTATTCTTCATTAGTGTGTTCCACTCCAATTAGTTGATATTTTATATTCGCCTGTTAGCGGCACTCTTAATTGGAAGTGTTCACCTGCACGTTTAATACATTCGACTGCTATCTTACCAATGTCTTCAGCGTCTTGTTCTTCACACTCAACTTGTATCTCATCATGTACCCATACAACTTGTTGTGCGTTCTTAAATTTCTTAATCTCTTTGTTAAATTCTACTAGCCATCTCTTACATAAAATTGCTCCGCAACTTTGTAAAAGTGTATTGAGTGCTGAGTAACTGTTACGAACTTTAATCTGTCTTTTATCTAAACCAGTTAGATAACCACGTTCAGCCGCAGACTGTACAGCTTCAATAAGTTTATGTAATGCAGGTAAGTTATTTAAAAACCTTTTCTTAATCTTTCCTGCTTCTTTAAATGGTTTGTTTATTACTTCAGCAATCTTTTTGACTGAACCTCCATATAAAAAACAATAATAAAAACGCTTTGCTAAATCTCTGCTATCTAACCCTGCTAATTTTTGTGTTTCGGTATGTATGTCACCTTCAAGTGCAACTTTAGTGTATGCCCCATTGTCAAACTTTGACATGAAATGACACAGTGCCATAACTTCTAAAGAGCTTACGTCAATTCCTACTAATCTTTTACCTTTTGGTACTGTAAATAATTCTCTACATTCTTTACCATAAGGTGCAGATGTACTAACGACTTGTCCTAAATTTGGAAACGAGTGTGAAGCTCTTGCTGTTACACAAGAATTAGTATTACAAGTGCCATGAATTTTACCATTACGTTCATGTTTTAACCATGCTTGTGAACCTGTAGCTATCTGTGCAATTCTTTTAGTTAATAAAAAAGTTTCACATAATATTTTAGCTTCTGGGTATGGAAGTTTAGATAATATACTGTCATCTAATTTAGCTTTACCATCACTGGTAAATTCTTTGGCTTCCCAACCATACTTATCTTTTAATCTTTGTGCTACATGGTGTCTGCTTGATGGATTAAATACAGTAACTTGGTCTTTTAATTTCTTACCTGTTTTTGTAGACCATCTTTCAGATACGATAGGCTCAAACACACCTTGTAACTCTTCAGCTAACTCTGCTTGTCTTGCTTTTAATTTAACAGATAGTGCTTCTGCTTTTTCTCTGTCAAACGTAAAGCCATGTTGTTCTTGTTTAAATATTAGTGAGGCTACTTCATGTTCTAAATCCATAGCCTCTTGGGAGTAACCTTTTTCTTCTAAAACTTTGTATAGTTTGTAAGTAACTTCTGTATCTTGCTTACAATACTCAAGCATTTCAGGCGTGAATGTTTGCCAGTCAGTCTCTATCTGTTCTTTGTACTCACCTATTCTATTACCCCATGCTTTTAATGAGTGTTTACCTATACAATCTTTTGGAAAATCTTTTTTTGAAAAATCACTTTCTTTAATGTCTGCAAATACTAATCTTGTACCCACTAATGTGTCGAAAATTTTGCCCCTAAATGTAGCGGAATGTAATCGCTCCAATACTGGAATATCAAACTTTATAATGTTATGACCAATGATTAACTCTGCGTCTTCTAAAAGTTTAATAGCATCTTCATTATTAGGAGTAAGTATCTCTCCTGTGTCTATGTTTTTAAGTACAATACAATGTACCTTATCGCATAAATGTAGAAATCCATTTGTCTCAATATCAAAGACGTATCTCAAACTGATACCTTTTTAATCTTTAATACATTTACTGAAGGCATGGTAGTTACGTTACCTACGTCACCTAGTGTGCCATCATCATTAAAGTTAACATCACCTGCAATTACATGCACATCTTTGTCTGCTCTTAAAAGCCAACCTGCTGTAATACAGATAGTAACTTTACTTGCTTTAGCTTCTTTCAATGAAGTCCAGATTGCAGAGCTATTAATATCTTTCCAATAACAATGCACAAATGGTGCGTCTAATATTTTCTTATTTATATTTGGTAGTTTCATAATTAATGTAATGTTTGTAATTCTACTTCTATTTGCCAAGCCGCTTCTTCTCCGCTTAACGCCATAGAAGTTAGTGTGTCTTGCAACATGAAAGCAGTTTTAATACTTCCTATTTTTATTACTTGTGGTTTGTGTGTTGATTTTACTTTTGCCAGTGCATCTGCTACTAACCCAGACCAAAACAAAGCATCTTTCTTTTGCTTTGAAGTAGCTCTTTTAGTAGTCATCTAATACGTCAGGTGTTGTTTCTGACAGACAACCAGTGTCTAAATCGTATAGCAATGTACAGGCTTTACCTGTTTCACCACTAAACCTATTCTTGAGAATTGTTAGATTGGCTAATTTTTTATCTGACTTAATGTCTCTATTAATACCTATAATTAAATCTGATAACTGACCTATAGAAGCTGAACCACGAAGACTATTCATGGTAACTTCTTTGCCATCTTCAAAACCTTTATCGCCTTCTGACCTACGAAGGTGAGATATAAGAATAACTCCTATACCTGTTTCTTCTACAAGTGTTCTTAATTTACTTACAAAGTAATCAATTAGTTTTCTTTCATCACTTGTGTGTTCGTCTCCAAGTGCAGACAATGCCATGTGTAAATGGTCTAATACTACAAAGTCTACTTCACATGACTTTGCTAAATATCTTATTTTATTTAAAAGGCTATCGGCGACTGTGTTGCCAAAATGGTTATATAAATAAAAGTTCCCATTACCAATAGTAGATTTAAAAGTTTCTTGTAATTGTGTTTCACTTATTCCTTCTCTTGTTAAATGCAAAGGTTTCTTTAGGTGTACACCCATAATACCTAATGCACTTCGTTTAATACTCTCTTCTAATGCAATGTAGCCAACACCAAAATCTTGTTTTAATAATTCTAATGCTACATGACGACAGAAAGATGATTTACCTACACCTGTACCTGCTGTGATAGTTGTTAGTTCACCTTTTCTTAATCCATGTGTTTTATCATTAAGAGATTTAAAAGGGTATTGTGCAGTAACATAGTTATCTTCTTTCATTATGTCATCAAAGATTTCTGAACCTAAAACAATACCATCAGGTCTATATGATTTTGCATTCCACATAGCTTTTTTAAGTTCTTCTGTTTTATTTGCTAACAACATTTCGTTAGCGTCTTTAAGTGGTAGAGAAGCAATCTTGGCTTTATTTGGGGTAAGAAGTTTAGCACATTCTAACGCCGCCTTTTGCCCATGCTCGTCTTGGTCGAACATAAAGATTACATTCTCATAACCCTCCAAGAAATCGAGAGATTTTTGAATATCTTTTTTTGCACCTGCCGCACCTGTTTTAATAGAGACAAAATCAAAA